ATATTGCGTATAGGCCCCGCTGCAACGGTTATTGTAGTGCGTATGATAGTGTAATGTGTATAATTGTGTGAAAAAGTGTGGAATTGTGTGAATTTTTATTAAGCCTCATAGTCCACCGTGCCCCAAATTCTAAAACACTGTAGTCTACTGTACCTACTCTGCTCAAATGAACCGTTAGACACCATTCTCTCACGGTGAAGTCTACTATAATCCACTATAATCCACTATAGAGTAGCGTTCTCTACTGTGCGTACGGTCTCTATACAGTGGCCCCGCTGCTGATCATTCAGCGTAATCTAGAGTTTTTACTCGATGTGTGTGTAAATATGTATATGAAGATACATCACATTCCCGAACACAGACCCTATGTCAGTGTCACTGTAGCAGAGTTCTTAATACTCATAGCACTCAGTGGCTTCACTGTGGGTCAAATCGTCTGGTCCTTTGTCCAATCCTAACTTGGCCCCGCTGTAGGGTATTGACATTCTGCACACATGACTGTATAATATACACATGTACACAGTAATTAAGAGGGAATCATGACTCTACCTGATGAAAGATATCGTGCAATCAAGATGGCTGAACAGCTATTACGGGACCTCTGTGATCGCACAGTGACTCCTAGGGTTCCCAGAGTGATAAGGACCAGGGCAGCCTCAGCTTTGCGGCACTATCCCGGATCATATGATCTACAGCAGCTAGAAGCGGCGGCCCCTCATGTGGTACAGCAGCGTATGGATGATCTACACCGTATGGTTCTCAAATATGAAGCCCAGACTCCCGAACATTTAAAAGGGGATCTCAACAGCCAAGGAGAGTGTGATCTAGAAGCTAGGCAACAGCCCTAGCAGCAGTATAAGGGCCCCTAGCTCATGTTGGTTAGAGCAGTGGACTCATAATCCATTGGTGCCGTGTTCGACTCACGGGGGGCCCACCACCACAGTGTAACAGCAGCAACAGCAGCACAGTGAAAGGCGCACAATGAGCACAGTATTTGTACAGCAGCAACGCGGGACAGCCACATGCATGAGCTAGAGGCCCTAATAGAGACCTACTTGAGATGGCGACGGGCTGCGTGGCCCTTGGAACGTTGGGCTGCTGATGCTCTTATAGGGATCACAGTGTTGGCCATCATCTTTTGGGTCACCCGGTAGCTGCAGGCAGCAGCACGTGGGAAACCCTAGTGAGGGTAGTGTCTTTGATTTTGGTTGACATTTTGGCAGAATGGTGCTATAATATTAACATGAACTTAGAAAAGCCTACTCGTAAAAAGCGCACAGATCGTACTCATATCATCTATGAGCTACGTGTTAACGGTGCTAGCTACATAGGCGTCACAGCCAAAACAGAGACTACTATTAATAAGTCAGTGCTAGCTAGGGCAGCCAAGCATTACTACAGGGCCCAAAAGGAAGCTAAGAATTGGGCACTATGCAATGCTCTACGTTCGCTCGCGAGCAAGAACGAGATAGAAGTACTAGTACATGAAACACTGCGCGGCAAAGCGGATGCTCACAAGCGTGAACGTGAATTAATTAAGTTACTGAACCCTGAATTAAACACAGACAAGAGAGGAATGTAATGGGTACACCACTATATATGGACCTTGGGGATGCATGCGTGCTGGTCACTGAATATGCACAGACACACACAGACGGGGACGTACTAGCAGGACTTAAAGAAATGGCTGCCAGCTGGGATGATCTTGACAAAGCGGACAAAGTAGCGTATACTATGTTTATGGATGCAGGACGTAAGATGTTTGCACCCAAAGAGCAGTAACGTGGCGGGGGCCAACGAGAGAGCCCCCACAAATTCTAAATAGGAGCGACGCTATGAATAGATATTACGACACACTGTTAGACGAACAACGTGGGCCTTTCCAGGTCATCGTAGACAAGACCTGGGAAGGTCTACACCCCAACGACTGTTTTGATGAGAGTGTCACAGACATCAAAGAGATCTGCAGAAAGATTGACAGCTGCGATCTAGATTGGTTTATGCTGCGTGTACGTGTTTTATTCGAGGGTCATGAGCTAGCTGCAGAACACGTGGGGGGCTTCCTCTATGAGGATGCACGTGAAGTCCTGCGTGACGGCACAGCAGAGGACATGATCAGCTGCGCAACTGAGCAGGCTCATACAGCAGCAGCTGAATTATTCCATAAGCTACAGCGTCTTGATGAGGTCATAGGATGATGGACTACGCAATGTACAGCCCACGTGGCAACGAACTGGTACACAAGGTAGTGGTCTGTGCCCGAGCAGAGGGCTGGGATTGGGCCAAGGTATGCCGGCATTTGCAACTGTTAGCCCGGGCCCACCCTAGGTCAGCTGCAGAGGCCATGGACACAGCAGTACGGGAAGAGGTCTATGCTGCGCTGGGATACACAGAATCCTTTTATCAATAGGGGTTGACTTTTTGCCCAAATGATGTTATACTAGCACTTACACTAACAACATAGGAGCGAACTATGGCTTACGAAGACCAAAGACGTATAAAACTTACCCTAGCCTGTGCTCTGGCCCTGCTAGTGGCTTTGATAATTCTTTAAGGAGCGAAACTTATGGGTACAAGAAGCAGAGTAGGCATCATGCACGGTGACGTGCTCAAATCAGTATACTGTCACTATGATGGCTATTTGAGCTGCACAGGGCAGATCCTGCAGCAGCACTACGATTCCGTCAAGACCAATGCGCTGATTGCACGTGGGGACAACAGCGGCATCCGTGAAGAACTAGACGAGATGAGCTTCTATGCTGATCGTGGTGAGGACAACGTCAGCTGGCAAGTAGCACACAGCCTTGAAGAGTACATCGAGCAGACCCACAACTGTGGGGGCGAGTACTATTACGTGATGAAGGACGGTGTTTGGTATGCGGGTGCTGTATACGGTACCACAGGGTTGATCAAAGAACAGCTGGTACCCCTCGTGGATGCGCTAGCGGACATACTGATTGAAGAGGCACTGGCAGACGACAATTAACCCTAGTGAACGTAGGGTTATTAACTAGGGGTTGACAGAACCCACATTTGGTGCTATACTAGAGGTATTGTTAATTAAGGAGGAGCGAAGATATGCCAGCAATTGTAGAGATCACAGAGGGTACTTACAAAATTCGTGGAGCAGACACTAGTATGAGTGGGTTCCGTTTTGAGCTCGTAGAGGGTTTCCGAGAGGGTGCTACTGGGGGTTATGTTACTGTTGCAGGTGGCACAGTACAGCCCAAGAACTCGGGCATCCCTGATCGCAACATCAAGATTAAATGCGAGAGCGCACAGAGCTATGTTGTTGTGAGTGGTGCAGTATCAGCCCAACCAGTAGGGGATAAGAGTTTGGAACAGATCAAGGTGTCAGATGCAGTTGTTGCCAGCGAAACGGATGAAGAGATCGTAGAACGACTGCGTCAGCGTTTCGAAGTGCTCAAAGAAATGACCAAAGCAGTGAAATCGGGCAATGTGCGTGCTATGATCGTAACGGGCCCTCCGGGTGTGGGTAAATCGTTCGGTGTTGATGAAGTACTCAGCAAGGACGATCTGTTCAATGCCCTGGGTCAGCGTAAGCCACGATATGAGATCGTCAAGGGTGCTATGAGTGCCATCGGCTTGTATACCAAGCTCTACGAGTACTCAGACAAGGGCAATGTTATCGTGTTCGATGACTGTGACAGTGTATTGTTAGATGACTTGAGCTTGAACATCCTTAAGGCCGCCCTAGACAGCTCAAAGAAGCGTGTTATCAGCTGGAACACTGACAGCCGTATTCTGCGTAATGAGGGTGTGCCTGATAAGTTTGAGTTTAAAGCGGGTGCCATCTTTATCACTAACATCAAGTTTGAGAATGTACGCTCTAAGAAGTTGCAGGATCACTTGGCTGCTCTTGAGAGTCGTTGCCACTACATTGATCTGCAGATGGACACAGATCGCGAGAAGGTCTTGCGTATCAAGCAGATCGTACAGGACGGCATGTTGGATGCATACGAGTTTGAAGACTGTCAGCGTGATGAAGTTGTAGACTACATCGTTGAGAATCGTTCAAAGATGCGTGAGTTGAGCTTGCGTACTGTATTGAAGATCGCAGACTTGCGCAAGAGCTTTGCCACTAACTGGAAGGCCATGGCCGAAGTAACTGTTATGAAGCGAGGTGCCTAATGGGTGCTTGTACATACCTGGGTCCTGAGTTCGATGCCCGAACTTGGGACTACTTTAACAAGGCCACACCCTATTGCGGGTGCCAGACTCTAGAGGGCAAGAGCTATTGTGCAGATCACTACTACGTGGTCTACAAGAAGGGCAGTAGTAACCTAAAGAACAATACTCGAGCTATCGAGAAAGAAATTGCGGACATCGAACTCAAACGATTGATCGCACAGCAAGAAGCAGATGAAGGAGAACTTGCTAATGTTTAAGAATACATTCATTGTATTGGTGGTAGCAGCACTGTTGATCGTGCTGGTAGTGGCAGGCCCTGTGCTGGTCTTATGGTCGTGGAACACTCTGTTTGGGGCTCTGTACGCTATACCCTACACAGTTTGGACGTGGTTGGCTGTGTTGATCATTGGGGTATTCATCCGTGGCAACGTGAAGATTGCCAAAAAAGACTAAAACGGTAAGGTTGATGTTGACCATACAGCGAGATTGTTGTAAACTAGTAACACGCTGAAGAACAGATTATCAGCTCTTTTTAACTAATAGGAAACATAACATGAAACGTATTAACAAAGATACAAAAACTTTTAAGATTTTCAACGCATTGTACAACGGTGCTAAGTTGACTTCAAGCCAAGCTGAAAAGCGTTTTGGCGTAAAGAACTTGAGCGCAGAAGTAAGCCGCATCAAGCAGAACGGCTATGCAGTGTACACTCGTACACGGGTAGCTGGTAACGGTGTGACTGTTCGTGAATACGAAATGGGTCAACCAAGCCGTGAGATCGTAGCCTTAGGTTACAAAGCCAAAGCATTAGGCATCACTCTTTAATAGCAGTTTCAAACCTATACCGATTCGCTCCCGGGGCGGGTTTGAGGAAGGTCACTTCGGTGGCCTTTCTTTTTGACCCTAGTGTTGCGAAAAAGCCACAGACCCCGGCACTCCCTCGGTTGACAGATTGGATAAATGATAGTATACTAGCCGTATAGTAAGAACTTAGGAGCGAGTATGTTTACAGCAGATCATGTGTGGGGCCTAGCAGTTGCAGCTGATCGTATCAACGGGGGCTATGTCAAAGCTGATGTCTACGCAGAGAACCTTGATGTGGTTCAGAAGCAGGCCAACAAGACCATGGTCAAGGGCTGGCTGCGTAACAATCAAAACCCCGCAACAGCAGCAGACGTTGAACGTGGCCGTGAGGTACGCAACTATTTTAAAGGTTACTTGCTCAAACAGATCTCGGGCAAGATCAACGACTTTGAATCCACAGCACTGGGCATCGCACAGCTGGATGAGTTCCATAACAAGCAGATGCTGGAATTTGCTGTGGTATCATGCTTGCCATCAGTGATGCTGCGTGATCAAAGCCGCAAGGAGCTTAAGAGCGCAATCTCCAGCTCCACTCAGCTGCAGGGAGAAGTAGGGGAGAAGATTACGGGCGAGATCGAAGTGTTCCGTTGTGACTATCAGCAGAACTACGACAAGTTCATCGTCCAGGCCCGTATGGGTGATTCCTACGTGAGCTTTTGGTTCAGCAGCCGTTTAGATGGTGCTGTGACCATCCGAGCAAAGATCAAAGAACAGCGTGGCGATAATACAACAGCCCTAAACTTTGTGAAGATCATTGGTTGACATTTGGGCAGTTTGGTGTTATACTATTAAAACTGAGAACAACGAAAGAAAGAGGTCTTAAATGAGTAAAACTACAGATATCAGCGTTCGCCAAGTTGGTCCTAAGAGTGCGAAGCGAAGCATCAACCGTGCTATCAAGATGCGTCGTGCAGTATTCCTTTGGGGTCCTCCCGGAATTGGTAAATCGGACATCGTTAAACAGATCGGCGATGACGCTGGTCGTGAAGTAATTGACGTTCGCCTAGCACTTTGGGAACCCACAGACATCAAGGGTATCCCCTATTACAATGCAGACAAGGGAACTATGGTTTGGGCTCCCCCTGCAGAGCTTCCTACAGACCCAAACAGCACAGCGATCATCTTCCTTGATGAGTTGAATAGTGCTCCTCCTGCAGTACAGGCCGCGGCCTATCAGTTGATCCTTAACAAGCGAGTAGGTACCTATGTATTGCCCAAGGGTGTAGACATTGTAGCCGCCGGTAACCGTGATGGTGATCGTGGCGTGACATATCGTATGCCTGCTCCGTTGGCTAACCGCTTTGTTCACTTAGAAGCCAAGGTAGACTTTGATGACTGGCAGGATTGGGCTACCCTTAACAAGGTGCATCCAGAGGTCGTAGGTTATGTGG